AGGTCAAGGCAAAGATGCATATATGGCAAGATATGGCCCCTTAAATCGAGGCTTGCAATTACTACCTATAAAATGCAGAGGAAACTATTCATTGTATGCAATAAGGTTATATATCCTTGTATACAGTAAGTGTTAATAGTATGTAGTGTATACAGTAGGGTTATTATATAGGGTTATGTATATATATGAATAATTGCATATATGAGGGCAGGGAAAATGTATACAATATAAAGAGGGGATTTATTGAGGACCAAATTAGTATTGATTAACATTGTTAACCTAACCTAACTATCTTTATCCCTACTATTTACGTTGTATTAACAATGTTAACGCAACCTAACACTATGTAGTTCCACCTATATTATACTTGTATAACCACCTACGTAGTTCCACCTATGTTATTTCGTATACAATATTAACTAGGTAGACCCCCCTACTTTTATCTTGCCATACCCCCTCAAGTTGTGTGGGATAGGGTATCCACCATAATTTTTTCATGTAGATTTCAGAAGTTCATAACTCACTTTACTTCTCTGTATACTTACTTTACTGTATTCTTATACTTATCTACTGTATACATATACATCTACTTACTTATCCATATACTGTATTCTTATCTATTGTACTGTATACATACACTACATACTTACTTTACTTCTTTACTACATACTGTATATGTTCTTAAATGGTGTACACTTTCTTACTGTATACTGTTCTATAGTAAATGATGTCTATGTTATGTATAGGGTATGTTAGTGTGCCTGTATACTGTGATATACGTATCTGTTCTGAGAATTTTGGAGATTTTTGAATGGTTTCGTGTTAACGTGCTTTAACATCGTGTTAAGAAAACTTAACATCGAGTTGCAAATTTATGGGTTATCAGGTATAAAGTGGAAGTAGGGTTTAATAATTCTCTGTGAGAAAAAGGAGTGAGAGATGGACGATACGAATGGAATTCCTGATGGGTTAAGGAAAAAGTTCACTGGGACTGAGATTGATAAGGGTATGTATGAAGGGCAATTGTGTATGTATGCTTGGACTGCGATACCTACATGTAGTGGTCGGGGTTGCCCTGCGTATATTGAGTGTACCTGTTCGGATAAAGATGTGGCGGATGAGCGACGGATGATGGTGTTGGAGGGAAATGATGTAGAGGTTCCTAAGTGTGGGATTCTGGTAGATTATATGGAGAGTATTAGTAACATCATCTTTCGGAATTATGGAGAGTCTTTGACTGAGCCACAATTGTATAGGATTGGTATGCATCTGTTCCCTTTGTATAAGATACTTGGTAAGTTGAAGATTGCGGAACTTGCTGATGGTCCGGTTATGACTCTGGATAAAGGTGGGATTCGACGAATGAGTCCGATTTTTAAGGAGATAAGGGAACAGATTAAATTGATTGAGTCTACTTGGAGTTCTATTGGTTTGCAATTGCTGGAGCCGGATGAAATCAATGCTGGTATTATTCCTCCTAATCAGTATGAGGCTTTGCATAGTGTCGTACAGGCTAAGGAAGTAGAAGAGCGTAAGACTACTAGGAAACGAATTAAGAAACGTAACCGAGTGCCTTTTGTTCCTGATTCTACTGCTGGAGGGGAGCAATGATTAGATTAAAGAAGGTACAGAAAAAGCAACAGACTGTGACTGGAGCTGGTAAACAGGTAGCGAAAGTCAAGCCGGTTATTTCTGCTGAGTATAGAAATGGAGCTGAGGGATTCATTAAGTGGTGTGAGGACCATGTATGCTTACCTGTGTATAATGAGTCTGACGTTGCTGAATGGGTTTCGATGGCGGAGTTGTCGGATGAGAAAAATGTAGAGACGGGGAGGAGTTGGAAGGATTTATGGGAAGGACAGAAAAATGAAGTGCGTAAATTCTTGGTAATGGAGAAGAAACGACTGAAGTACAGGTTGATTGTTCTCTGCTGGCCGCGTGGTGAAGGTAAGAGTTTGGTAGTATGTCTGATTCAGTTGTGGAAATTCTTTAATTGGACAAGACAGAATATTGTACTTGGTGCAAATAGTAAAGACCAGACTAAATTTGTTCACTATGACATCATGCGGGATATTATCCGTAACTCTCCTAATCTGTTCAATTTTGTTGGTGAGAAAAATATCAAAGAGAAGGAGATTAGGATAACGGATGCTCGTGGACAAGTGGTTAGTACTATTCGTAGTATCTCTTCTTTCTCTGGTATTGTGTCAAATATTACTGGATATACGTTTTCAGAAATGTTTGATATGAATAATCCAAAATTCTTTGTTCAGTTGGATGGTTCTATTCGTAACATACCTAATGCACTTGGAGCGATTGACAGCACTGTCTCTGCAAAGACACACATCTTGTATCAGTTGTACGATAATTTTGTAAATAAACGAACCAATACCCTTTACTTTTCTTATAAGTGTAGTAAGACTGGAGACCCTTCGGATTATATGAATCCGATGATGACTCGGCAACAGTTGGAGGATTATCGGGTTAAATTTCCTTTTGGTGAATTTGAGAGATACTTTCTTAATGTATGGTCAGCAGGTACTGTTCAGGTTTTTACTGACCTTATGATTGAAGAAATTGAGTACATTGGTGCAGATGGAGTTATAAATAATCATGACACTGTTGTTGAAATTCTGAAAAAGACGGAAGATATTGATGTCGCGATGCGTGATGAATTGGAACATCCTGAAAATGCTGGAAAGGTAGATTGGGTGGGAATGAAAGAAGCTCTGGAGAGTAGGCTAATTTCAATTGATTCTTACGCCCCTATAGGGATTACTACAGATGTAGGTTGGGGAGGAATCCTTCCTGTTCCTGCAAACGCATTAAATAAACTTGGAGAACTGTACGATACAGATTGGGCTATCTTAACGGGAGCTGACCTTGCTGACCCTATGGCAGTTAAAGGAATTGCTCGTTCTGTTGTTTGCGCTATTGCAAAAGGATTGCCGAATAGTAAAAGTAATCCGTATCTATATAATAATGTAGAGGAGGATTCACAGCAGTCATTGGATTATCTGTATGTTCTCTTGTATCTTAATGCTATTCCCGATAAATCCATTACTACATTTAAGCAGATATTGGAAAATCTGCATAATGAATATGATGGAATTGAAATGTTATGTGCGGAAAGATATGGGGCATGGGATATGGCAGTATGGTGTGAGGAACGTGAAATCCCGTATATAGGTGTGTACCCTAATTACGATAGACAACGGGCATCTTTTAATGAATTATACCGTGTAATGAAAAAAGGAATGTTCAAAGCACCAAGAGTTCCTTTAGAAGGAAGTAAAAATCCTGAGTTATTTAGAGAGGAATTACACGCATTTGACCACAATATGATTAAAAAGGTATTTGGGTCTCCTGAAAAATTTGAACGTAATGGAATACAGGATGATAGTATATATAGTGTGGGGTGGGCATTATATGGAGGTATGGAACTTTCAATAGATTCCTTTCGTTCTATCTCTTCTGATTCCAATACATTTTTCGGTGCATTTATCGAAAATAATGAATTATATGGTAGGTATTGACAAGTATTGGATTTTGCTGTATTTTACTATAAATTATATTTATTTTATCTTGTAAGGATTACGAATGGGATTGTCCACAGAAGAAGTCAATCAACTGATTGACGAAATGCCGGACGAGGTACTATCTCAAATTCAATTTACGATGCCGTGGCAATCCTCTGCTACTGCTTCTGAAATTGAGCGCGATGGGGATGGTGTCCCACTTAATGCTGAGAATATCACAAAACATAACCTTGCAGAAGTACAGAAGAATGTATGGGTTAAGTTTTATGAGAATCCACAGCTTAATACCTCTGTTCGTGGACAAGTAGGTAGGCTTACTGGAAAAGAATTTGAATGTTCTTCTGAAATCTTAGAGATTGATGAAATAATTCGCGAGATTACTTTCGATTGGCGTAATCGGTTGTATGACAACTGGCCGCGATATGTAGGACATTCAATTATTAACTGTGAGTTACTTCTAAATCTGACAGTGCATACTGATGGGTTTATTGAAGTTGATTTTATTGACTCACAGTATGTCAGCACTTCTGATATTATCTATCATCCTACTAAATCTAATTTTCCTTTGTTCTACGGGGTACGCCCTTCTAAGCAAGCAGGGGAGGGTTCTCTGCTTAGTGGCGTTTCTGATGATATTGTCTATATTCCGTCCATTTTTGTTGCAAAATACCCCGAATTAGCCAAAATTGCACGAAAATCCGCAGATTTTGACGAAAAAAAGGTAGTAAAGCCCCCACATTCCCGTCGTTTGTACAAAAAATTGGGCGGATTTCATCAATTTATCGTACAGTGGAATCGTGGATTTGGGATAAAGCGAAGTGTTATTTCACACCTTGTTACTATTATTAAGTGGCTAAATCATTACGAAAATCTGAAACAATACGAGATTGACCACAAAAAGTCCTCTGGTGCATATGTTTGGGTTTTTCGTATTACTGATTCTAAGGCATTCAAGATTTGGATGAAAATGTCAGATGAAGAAAAGCGTAAAACTGGCATTTTAGCAAAGAAAACCCCCGGAAGTAGCCTTATTCTACCACCGGGTATTGAAGTAGAAGTAAAAAATCCAAATCTTACCAGTATCACTGACCAAGATAATGATATCCTTGAAATGGTCTCCTCTGGGTTAAATGAACCTGGGGATATTATGACAGGAAGTGCAAAAGGGACATTTGCTTCCGTAAGTGCCACTCGTGCTCCTATGTCAGACCGTATTTCTGATGAAATTGCTAGTTTTGAGCGGTTCTTGAAATATGATTTTTGGCACAGTGTTTTATTTCTGCGTTCACAGATGACCGCTTTTCCTTTTGAGTATACAGTAGAAGATGTTGTTGATTTCAAAAAGGGAGAACCGGTTAAAAAACAGGTAGTTAAGAAAGCCTACGAATTTGTGGAAGTTAACTTTCCTGTTTCACAAATGATTGATTTTGAGGCGATTACGAAGGGCTTGCTTGGAGTTAAACACGGTCCAGTATCAGAAACTTTGGGTATTCCTAATAAGGAAATTGCAAAACGTCTTGGGATTAACAATTACGGACGTATGCGGCAGAAACATGCCTTAGAGAAAGAAAAATATCCTGAACTTGTTTATAGTGTGGATGCCGAAACTCTGCAAGAACGAGTTGAAGGCGAACCAAGTAAGAAAGGGGCTAAAAATGACAAAACAAATAAAAAAGACAAAAAACAAGACTAACGTTCCTGCTACTGCGTTAGTTTTTGATACTCCTGATGTCTCTCTGCAATTTGCGAAAGGCAAAGAAGCAGATTCTGAAGAACTTCCTAAATTGCAAATGACTGGTTACTCCGGTGGTGTTATTAAGAACCATTGGTGGTGGGGCAATCTGGCAATTGATTTGGAAGGTATTAAGTTTTCAGAGAAAAAGTTTCCTATTTTGGAAAATCATGACACTGAACGAAAAATTGCCTTTACTGAGGAAATTACTGTTGATACAGAAAGTGGGTTGCAGAATAACCCAGAAAAGACTGTTATTCTGGATAACGAATACGCGACTGAATTTGTCCAGAATGCAAAACAGGGCTTTCCTTATCAGGCATCTATCTACGTACAGCCTTCTGTAATTGAAGAAGTAAAAGAAGGTGCAGAAGTAGAGGTTAATGGCTTCACTGTCAAAGGACCGGGAGCTGTTTTTCGTAAATGTGAATTTAAGGAAATGTCAGTCTGTGTTTTTGGATGGGACTCCTCCACTAACGCAACTGCTTTTAGTAAATCCGATGTTGATTTATCGGAAGCATATCAATTAAGTGTGGAAAGTGATGAACCGGAGCAAAATGCTCAACCCATTGAACCTGATACGGAGGAACCACAAATGGACATTGCACAATTGAAGAAAGATTACCCGGATTTGTACAAAGAAGTATTTAGTCTTGGTGAGACTGCGGGTAAAGAGGCGGCTGAACAGAAGTTCACCTCAGAGAAAACGGAGTTGGAAGCTTCTTTGGAAACCATGAAATCTGATTTGGCAAAGTTTGCTAAACAGGAAGCTATTCGTGCCGAGAAAGAAATGCGGATGGAAGCGGATGCCTTGTTCTCTGCTAAGTTGACTAAGAGTGAAATTCCGGAACATCTGTATAGCAAGGTACGTCCCCATGTTGCTTATACCAAGTATGTGAATGACGGCGTACTGGATAAGGAAGCTTTTGGGAAAGCTATTGACAGTGAAATTCAGAGTTGGATTGATGCTGGCGTAACCTCTACTGTTATGGGTTCCAGTTTCACTAAGGAAGACCCGGTAGAGAAAAAGGAACAGTTTCAGCAGGAGATTGATACTACCGTCGATTCGCTGTTGAGTTTTGTTTAATTTTGATTTTTAATGGAGGAAAAGAAAATGGCTGATACTCCTTACATTAAGTATGGTGTACAATCTCCTGATGCAAAACGGATGTACTTTAGCGAACCCTCTGCGGCTCGCCGGATTCCTCGTACTGTTAAAGGGGGTTATGGAATTTTGGAACACGGTATGCTGATGGCCGAGAATTTGTCTGCGGCCACCAAAGGTAAGTTGGTTCCTTACGATATGGAAGCCGTAACTGGAACCGAACTGTCCCCTTGCCGTGCTTATCTTTTGTCTGATGTTGCTTCTGGTGCTACCACCGTCGAAGTTGCTGTGAATGATAGTTACAAGTTTGAAGTTGGTGATGAGCTTGTTATTCGTGACAGTGCTACTACCTATACTGGACTTGGTGCTATTACCGCCATTGACCGTGCGGCTTACCCGCATAAAGTTGTCATTACCGTGGCTACTGCGGCTGGGGCCGCGTTTACTACGGCACAACATGGGTATGTTGCGATTAAGGGTGTGGATGTTGCTGTTGGTATTTTGGATAAGTCGGTAGATACGTATGTAGGTGCGGACGCCAAAGATGCCAATACTGTATTGCTTCTTGGTAATGCTGTACTGTATGCTGGTGTTGTCACCAATCAGGATTCTGCTGGTTTGAATGACATTAACGCCAGTGCAGTTAGCCAGTTTTTGAATATTCCTTAATCGGAATGATAACTCATAATTATTTGATGGAGGTTTAACTATGCCTTATTCACCTGTTGATATTCCTGAACTTCGGTTGGAAGTACTCGAAAAATTTATCGACAAAATGCCGCAACCGCCTGAGTTGGTGGTAACGCAGATGTTTCCGAGTACCAAAGCGGAGTCGGCTACAATTAAATGGGAAAGTGTTACCGGTAATCGTGGGCTTGCTCCGTTTATCGCTCCCGGTAGTCCTTCGCACGTTATTGCCCCGTCCGGCATTGCGAAACACAGTGCATCGGCGGCTTTTATTTCCGAAAAGATTCCTTTTACTGAGGAATGGCTTAACAACATGAAGAAAGCCGGTACTCTTCAACAGTACGAAGCCGCCAAAGCTATTATGGCGCGTGAGTACAGCAAACTCGTTAACCGGAATAAACGCCGGAAAGAGTGGATGATGGTCAAAATGCTTTGTGAAGGAGCTTTTGATTATTCTGAGGAAAGTGGAACTAAATTGGCAGTGGATTACCAAATCCCGGATAGCCATAAGGTTACGCTTATTGGTAACGACCGTTGGGGTGAAAGCACTGCTGATATTCTTGGCAATATCATGGATGCCAAAACCACTATCAAGGACGCCACCAATGGGAACATTGATTTTATGATGATTAATACCAGTGTTCTCAAACTGTTGGCGAAAGACCCGCAAATTACTGCTCTTCTGCGGAAGGATGCGTTTGGCGATGGGTCGCTGTATGGTGGAAATGTGGATAAGCTGGTTGGCGTTAACGTGAACGTTTTGGCCGGTTTGCTGGATATTCCGAGTATCATCATCAATGATGAAGCTTATGATGTTCGTGCGTATCTCACCAGTCCGGTAATCGGTGGTAGCACTACTGTTATCAGTGTGGATAATCCTGTTGACTACATTGTTGGTGCAAACATCACTCTGTATAACAGTACCACTGGTGCAAATGAAGTTGCCACTATTGCTTCGATTCAGATTGAAGCCGGGACTATCACCCTTTCTGCCGCTCCCACGAATAGTTATCGTGCCGGGTTGGATTATGTGGTTATGGTTCGCAGGTTTGTGCCTGATAATCGTGCAGTATTTGCGGTTAAGTCTATCGAAGGCGTTTCTATTGCTGAATGGAAGGACGCCCCGTTTGGTATTCCTCGTGGATACGGGCTTACTCCGAAAGCGTGGATGGATACTGACCCTGATGTTGCTTGGGTACGTACTCAGAACAAGGGTTTGCCGATTCTGTACCATCGTGATGCAATCTACCAATTGCAGGTACGCTAATCTGCAATGGTAATTAAGATGAAAGGAAGGGAGGGGGTGTCCCCTCCCTGTACTGCCCCCTCCCTTTCTTTTATCGCATAAAGGAGATGAACGTATGAGCTTTGATACAAGCATACAAAAAGCACGCTGTCAGGTTTCTATTATTGACAATGGGAATGTAGTTGTAGCAAATACCTACATTTATCCTCCCTTTTCACGAAATGTCTTAATAGATATGAAAGAGAATAGTAATAGGTGGGAAATTGTTCGTGAGGCTCTTAATAAGGTAGAAAAAGTTGCCGCAAAGGATGAAACTCCTCCTGCTGAAACTGTTCCTAAAAAACGTGGCCGAAAGAAAAGTAAAGTGGGTGCGTAATGGATATTGACGCTCTTATCGAACTTTTGCAACAAGAAGTTAAAAGCCTGACTCGTTATCTAGCTATGGAGGATTACGAGAATTCAGTTGCGGATGCTATACGTGAAACAGGTTGGCGTCCTCCTTTCTCGACTGATTTTCGTGCATATTGGATAAAACAACGAGCAAAGCGACATATCTTCTTTTACTTGATGTCGGAAAGTGCGCATAAATTCAAATTTGAGCAAATCAATTTACAACATCGTTTTGAACATTACTATAAATTAATTCAAACGATGGATACTGCATTTATGGAAGCTAAAGAAGAATTCCCGGATGAGTTTGTCGATGCCGATAACATTTCGGCTATGTTTGGCTCTAAGATTGATGCGGGGTTTTCGTACTCTCCTGCTGGAGAAGATACGACTTATTTTGATGATAACTTTGTTTCACATACCTAAGAGTGCTTAATGTCTATTGGGCCAGAAATTAAAGAAGTTTATCAAGAGGTAGGCTTATCTTATCATCTGTATACACAAGATGAACGTAAAACAGAAGAGCCTGAATACCTTGTTGCTAAAACTAATGCACAGGTTACAAAACCTTTTGTACGTGAGTTCTTTCTTGAGGCACAAGTAGCGTATGATTCGTTAATACGACCGGGAATGTATTTACAAGTAATTGTACCGAATGATTACTACATGGTGATGAATGCCACCCCGGTGTTATTTGAGGACCAAGTAATCAGATACGATATTGTCTTGTATAAAACAAATGTCTTAATCACAATATATGAACAAGAACAAGCAGTTGACCCCAATAACTATAAAAAAGAATCTATTTGGAATCCATTGTACACAGATGTACGCGCACTGGCTTCAGAACCTTTATTTGGTAACTTATTGTTATTAGAGGATGATATTGGTACACTTGAGTTAAAACGTGACCAGTTATACATTCCTGCCGCGTACTCATTAAAAAGTGACGATAGGATAGAATTATCCACAGGCGAACGGTTTTGGGTGACTACTGTTCTTCCACGTAGATATCCTGCTGTGGATTTGGCTAATTTACAGAAAGATACAAGGTAGATGTCTTTAACAATTTTTTGTTCGGCTGTCACTAGCAATACTACATATTTTGATGAACATTTACCGGAACTTTTGGAGAATGTGCCAACTGCGGAAGTACTCTACTTTGATTCTTACGCATCAGCAATACAACGAGTGAGTAGTATTACTACTGATTGGTACTTACTTTTATTTTCAAATGAAACGCTTTCTTCTGAGTTGTGTGAAGCATTGCCTTTACTACTAGAAGATTTATCAAATGATGCGTTTTATTTTTATAAAGCATTATCAGAAACTCAATATTTACTAACTCCTCGGTTATGTCGAAAATATGTTCAATTGAAAGAAAACGAATTAAGTATTATTAGTGCCCTATATCGAAGTACTTCTATTTTGGATGGATGGATAAAAGAACATAATGGCATTATATTTCCGCATATCCAATCTTGAAGCATATTTTCGTAAATTAGATAAAATTGTATTTGAAGTAATCAAAATTGTTCCAAAAATAAATAAAATAGCTTCACTTGAGTATGTAGAAATGCTTCGTGAAGCCATTGTTTCCCAAAAATATGACTTCAGTCCTTTATCTCCTGCATATCGTGATTGGAAAGATGCCAATTATCCGGGTGCGTATGGTTTTGCACATTTAGCTGGAGATTTACTAAATAGTTTACGAATTTACCGCAAAGATGGTTTTTCGTGGGTCGCAGGAGTAAATCCTGTTAAAATAAGTAAAGGACGAAAATCATGGGGGAGAAGTAAACGACGAATTCCTGTTGTAGAATACGCCGCTTATTTTGAGGGTGGTACTGTTAACCAACCTGAACGTCCTATTTTTGGCACAACCCTTTACTTTTTTATGACAACAAAATGGGAAACTTTGCTACAAACACACGTACCTACCATATATAAGCATTGGAAATAACTATGCAATTAATTGATATCATTCCTAAAGATATTCGTGTGGTTTTGGATTTTTCTGTACAAGAACTAGATTCACTAGTCACCACATTATCTGTCTCAGAAATTAATGTCACAGATGAAAATAGGGATGCAGTCAACTACGTTATTCAAGAACTTTTTCCGCAACTAGGTAAAATAGTTGAGAAATTTCAAAAAGGAGAGTACTCCTAGTGGATGGTAGCATTTCAGTTGCTTTCGTAGTTGATTCAATAAAAAAATATTTTATTGACCATCTACAAACGGATCAAAATATTCTTACTATTTTTGATAAGACACTCACAGCAGTATTAACAGACCTGCCATCTGTAAATGAGTTCACTATTTTTTCATTAGGCAGCATGTATTACGATACTGTTGGTGAATCTATTTTTCCTATACATTGTTGTACAACTGAAGACACAGAAGGCTGGAGATTAGTTCGTTTAGTTGATAAGGTTGTCGCTCTTTTAATTGCCACTAACGAATCAGATAATATTTGCCGTATTCCTTTATATGACACTACGGTCAGTGGAAATTGGCAAGAGATAGGTAAGTTGCTCTGTCTTGATTTTCATGTTGGTGGGCAAACAAATATCACTGATGCAACTAAGTATCAGGTGATTACGGTAACTATCAAATGGCCGATGAAAATATAAAAAAAACATTTATTTACTGTGAAAAATGTGGTAAAAAACTAATAGAACGACTTCCTAATGGGATGTGGCATTTCTTGTTTGGCAAAAGAAACACGAATGGGCCATCTCCTGTTGAGATGTACATACACGGTTCAGTCCGTATTAAGTGCATTCGTCGCACATGCGGACATTGGAATACATTGAATTACTTTCCACACATCAATCAACAGAGTGTTGAACCTAATTTAGATTAATAACATATAGGAGGTTTACAATGAGAAGTGGCCCTGTAACCAAAGATACAAGTACCGTTGCCCTTGGTCTGGCGCAAATTCGAGTGGGGAACTCTGCGGCTAATATTGCTTCGAATTCCCCGGTATTGTCGAAAGATGATTCGATTGGCGCACTTGCCAATACCAAGTTCGGAGGTTCTACTGATTGGTTTCGACTGGAATCTGGTTTTCCAATGCTGGAAGATATGGTTCTACCTATTCGGGAAAGTGCAAATCTTGAGTGTGCCTTTAAGGAACTTACTCCTTATAACTTGGCATTGGCTTATGGTTTGGATGCTACCGAAGGACGTTCAAATGCATCTGTTACTCCCGGTACAATTACCTCTACCAGTGGGACAACCTCTGGTACTGTCACTACCAGTAATGCAGGTGCAGTAACTGATTCCTTTACAGTTACGTTCTCTAGTGCTACTGAATATACAGTGAGTGGTGCAACTACTGGCGCGCTTGGTGGTCCGACTGATATCACACAGCCGTTCTCCCCTGCAAACGGTTCGTCTACGTATTTCACAATTCCTGCAAATTTTTTCACTGGCACATGGGCGAATGGTGATACGTATACATTCTCCACTACTGCGGCTGTTACTGGTAGTTACGATGACCCGCATACTGGTACGATTAAGTTGGGTGCAAGGGTGGCCCCGAAATCTGTACGGATGGAAGCTGTTTACACGTACCCGAATGGTGTCAATCACATGACTATCGTTTTCCCACGTGCACAAGTTTCTGCAAACACTGAAATGGAACTTCAAGCAGAGGACGCCGCCGCTGTTCCTTTGAATTTTGAATCGAAACGTGCTGATTCTGAAGTTGCTGGCGGTAACGCTGTTTGGGACGATGCCCCTCTTGGTGTTATTCTGTTTGACTAATTGATATTGTATTGCAAAAGCCCCCTTGAAATATAGGGGGCTTACGCACAACCCTAAAAGGAGTTTGCGATGAGTGTCTTTACCCCAATCTCAAATGAAGTAGTTATTGGTATTCGGGAAGCTAAAACGAAAAATATCTATCCTTTGTCTTATGGACAACAGCTAAAAGTAAGTAAACAGATAAGTGGGCTGATTTCTTCAATTGTGCAGAAAGCTGACGATATGTCTGACCTTGCTTTTATGCAGGAATTGATTACAAAGATAATTGAGATTATTCCAGATGTAATTACACAGTGTTCAGATATTTCTAAGAAAGAATTTGAGGATGAAGTAACTAATCCTCAACTTGTTGATATTGCTGAACAAATCTATGAAATGAATTTTGCGTCTGCCATAAAAAACGGCAGTCGCCTCCTGAGCAAAATTCGGGAGGCGTTTCCGACGATGAATTCATTGCCTACATCCTCCGAACCTACCCAAGTATCACCCTCCGAGACATCTACCACAGAAGCTACCAAGACGGAGGAATAACCTATAAGCAGTTATGCGTTTTATACGACCAAGGACAACAGGAGCTATATGACCAGTTAAAGTTTACTGCACAGGTACACGGAGCAGAATGGAAAGATTCTCCTAGCTCCATCAAAAATACAAATGAAACTGTTAGCTCTTCTTCATCTGAGCAATCATTTATTTTTGGCTCGCCTGATACTTATGCATCATTGTCCAAGGAAGAACGTGAGGAACTCACTCAACGTATGATGCAGAAACATAAGAAATGGGCGGGAACAACAGCTTTAGATAAATAAGGATTGCTCAGATGAGTTCCACTTCTACATTTGAAACCCAAGTAAATACATTATTTACTGGTACGATTGCCCCCTCTCTCCTTACCTCTATTAGAGGTATCCGGCAAGAACTCAATAAACTAAATACTGGTTCAACAAAAGCTAGTGCAGGGGTTACTAAATTTAGTAAATCCCTCACTGGTTTGCGCAAGAATGCGTCTGGCGTTAAAGCGCAATTAAAAGCCACTGCTAGTGGTATGCGTGATGTTGCCGGTGCATCGAGTAAACTCAAGAATGAGTTATCTCCACTTGCTACCGCATTCCAGACTCTAGGAAATTATATGTTGGCAGGTGCAATGTATACTGCTTTCATTAAAGGGACTAGGGATGCAATTGGTGTTATTGTTGAATTTGACCAATCCTTAAAAAATATTCAAGCGATTACCGGCGCAACTGCTAGTGAAATCACACAAATTGGAGATACACTTAAAAATGTTGCGACTACAAGTAAGTTTTCACTTGTAGAGTTATCAGGCGCGTTTAAGACAATTGGACAGGCAGGTTTTGAAGCAAAAGAAGGTATGGATATGATCCATTCTGCTTCTGAGCTTGCAATTGGTACTGTAACTGATTTGGAACGTACTGTTGATATCCTTACTACGACTATTCGTGCGTATGGGTTAACAGCGCAAGATTCTGAAATGGTTGCAGATGTAATGACCAATGCAGTTAACAAATCTAAGTTGTCTATTGATAAACTTCGTACTGCATTTAACTATGTCGGCAAAACTGCATCAATGGCAGGGTTGAATATTAAAGATACTGCCGCCGCAATGATGGTTTTGGCGAATAACGGTTTACGGGCATCTACATTAGGTACTGGTTTCCGACAAGTTCTTGCAAAAATGATTGCTCCTACAAAAGAGTTGCGAAATGCAATTCGTTTGTATGGGCTTTCTTTAGATGATATTAACCCAAAAATTGTAGGTTTTCGTACAGCTCTTTCTAATATTCGTCTTGTGCTTCGTAATACGAAAGATGGCACAATGGATATGGGAAAAGCATTTAAGTACTTCAAACTACGTGGCGCACAGGTTGCGGCGGCTCTAGCTAAAGATGCGGCTCCCGGTGGTGTTTACGATAAAATGCGGCAACGAGTTGAAGAAATCGGAACTGCCGCAGAAAACGCCGCAAAGATATCTGAAGGTCTGGGATACAAATGGGATAACTTAAAATCAAAAGCTGGTGTACTTGCAGAAGCGATAGGTGATGCTGGTGTAACGAATGCTATTCGGGTATTTTTGGATGCACTTCGTGAAGCCACTGAAATGCTAACTGCTTTCGTACAAACAGATTTTGGCGCATTTGTTATTAATGTTGTAGGCGCAATGACTACTTTTATGGGGTTAGTCGGTGCAGTACGTTTATTGAATGGTGCGTTTAAGTTACTTATTGGCTTAGACATACTTGGATGGTTTGGGGGTTTAGCAACTGGTC